GATGTGTACGCAAGGTCACCAGTAACGGAAATGGTGCGACCCGTTGCAAGCGTTGTAGCGGTGTTAGCGTTGCCGTTAATTGAACCGACAATCGTGTTTGAAAAGGTCTTAACGCCGCCAACGGTTTGATTGGTGGTTAAGTCTACAAAATTACCGTTACCCGCAATAGGGATAATGGAAGTTGCAGCACCGCCTACGCCCGTGCCCGATCCGTAGTAGAGGATATTAGTATCTTCGTTAAACGCCATTTCAGCGTTTTGTAAAGTAGTTGGCGCACCCGCCCCACCACCGACCGCTCTGCGTTTAATGCGAATAATGTTTGCCATGATAAAACCCTTTTAGAAATTGCCACCGTCTGTAATCTCAGTTTGGGGAGTGTTTTCCCAAGCCGCTCCACCAAACATAAGAACATCTTGTGCTTGTAAATTTTGAATATCAAAACCATACCCACCAATCGTATTCGGTCCGGGTGGTCCGGCAAGCCCACGGTTGATAACAATGTTTTGCTGCGCTACGGGCGTGACTTGTACGGTTAAGTTTGCGCCCGTATTGACGCTAACCGATTGCTGCGTACCGGAATTTATGTCTACATTGATCCCGTTTGTTTGTTCAACCGTTACATTTAGATTAGCCATTTTTAACCTAATTTACGATTGCGTCTGAGCGAACCAAGAAAAGTAGAAAGATAATATTGTCCTCGGCGGGTGTTGCCCCCGCCGCAGGGAAGCTAATCTTTATGCGTCCCGAAAACCCCGCACCGTTGATTGAGGCAATATCTAACTCGGGGTCACTAGAAATTAGTCCCCAAGTGTTGTCGTTAATAACAAGCGTAAAAGTTCCTGCCGCATCCACACGGTTTGCAATCGTCAATGCCACGGGGCTTGGTGGCGGCGAATAATCAGAAATGTCAAAAGTTAAACCGTAGCGGCTATCTCTCACATTGCTCAATTCCCTACGAATAATCTGTGCGTTAATGGTTGCGCCTGTCAAATCTACGGGCGTTTCACCATTGTTAAAAGCAAGATTCCAAAATGTTTGTTGTTGGTAGACAAGTTCGCCCGCAATAATGGGATTGTCAAAACCAGACACTTGCGTAAGTGTGTTTTTATTAAAGACAGCCATGATTATCCTTTACTTGGCATACCCGCTATGCACTCACGGCGGGTTTATCATGTTTTGTTTTGTTTATTTTATCCCGAAATGTAAATACATGGAATCATTTTTACTTCGTTTGGGCTACTAAATACAGCGTCTACCCGTGCCTTGGCTACCGTGTATGAGCGCACAATATCATCGGTTTGCTTCATACCTTTGCCAAGCATTGAGCTTGCCACAATCAAATCACCCTTTTGGATGTTGCCACCCAAACCGCAAACATTGATTTGACCCTCGCCCACTGCGTTGATGTCAACCACATAATAGCCATCGGGCACTAAGCTAGTTTGTTCGGGTAATGGCGTAACAAGTGTTGGTGTGTTGTTTTCATCAATGCTTGGGGACGGTGGCTCAATAGGCGTAAGCCAATTGGTAGGCGGTTCTGTATAAAGTTGGCTACATACTCCGATAATGCCTTTTTGGTTGTCTTGATTAGCGATGTCTACATAAAATGTCGAGCTACTAATACCGGATACTTTATAGACCGCCACATCAAACAAAATGTCGCCAATTTGCACCGTAGTTGTATTGGGGATAAGACCTTCGTGGAAACCTGTAAATGGTCCAGTGCCGTCCACAATGTAAATCTTGCCTTCCCCTGCCCCTGAAAAAGCACAATAACTCGCATCCGCTAATGATATTTGCTTGCTAATCGTTGTGCTGTTTGCAAGATACCTTCTAAACAAACCGCCCGAACCAACAAAACCTACATAGCCTTCGGTCAGCGGCAAAGTCTGCCCGTTGTAAGCCGTACCCAAACAACCTACATAACCAAAGGCTGCTTGGAATGAAGAATTAGCGGCTGCGGCAACATATGAACCGTCAAAACTGCTAACAATTCCAATCGTTCCGTAGTTTAAACCTGTGCTTGTAGACACATTACCTAAAATTGGCGAATTTATATTTGTGGCTATTAGTGCGGGGCTGTTTCTTGAGTAAGTAACAAATAATCCACCAGCACTTTGTGTCGCAGACGGTGCGCCACCGTTATGCACCCCAATAATTGCTGTGCGACCATCTATCAATTGTGCGGCAGCTAATACGCCTAAATATCCATTAAATGAAGATGCGTAACCTAGACTAAATATGCCGCCGTTGTAATTGCCAACCGTCCCAGATTGGATGTTGTTTGCGGTAATCGTTCCCGCTGTCATTGTCCCTAAGTTAGCCGTAATCGCCGATAGTGCGCCGACTTTTAAAGCCGATATGTAAGGCACACCCCAAACCGTTTGATTTGACACGGGGCTGTATATACCGTCAGATTGGAATATAGATTGCCCCGCCGTGTATGCGGGCACTGTGCCGCCCCAAGTTTCGCCACCGCCCCATGAGTTTGCGGGCGGAAAGGATGCCGATCCGCTAGTGGTTACTGTTAACGGACTTGGATTAAGTGTGCTTCCATTTACAACGGCATAACAAATTCTTGCGGAATTCCCCGCCGTGCCTGTTGCGCCTGTTGCGCCTGTAGTACCCGCATAGCCACGGGCGGTAATTGTGGATGCGACCCAGTTAATTGTTGAGGTGCTAACGCTTGCGGAATCAATCAATGATACGGTTGCGCCCCAAAGCGTGTAGCCGGGGCTTGGGCTAGATGTTGGTGTTAACGACCATCCGCTAGGCGTAGGCGTAAAAGTCGCTGATGCCCATGTGTAGGTACTTGTGCCAATCGGTGCGGCTGGAATAGTTGCCGCCCATTGGAAAACCGTTGGGGTAGCGGTTTGCAATCCGTTGATGCCATTAGTGCCGTTAGTGCCGTTAGTGCCATCTGCGCCGTTTTGTGATGTAGACGAAATGCTGTAGCCACTTGCCCAGCTAACTATCGTAGTGGACGCTGATGCTACATCTGACACGGGCTTGGCTGCTTGCCATAGATAAATGTTTGGCGTACCGGGGTTCGCAGGAATAGTTAATGTCCAACCGCCCCCGCCCGTGTACACGGTATTTAAATTGGTTGTCCAGTTATAGGTTGATTGCCCGCTTGGGTTTGTTGGAACGGATGGTGACCATTGATATAAATATGCCGTTGCTGACTTTGTGCCATCCGTGCCCGGTGTGCCCGTTGCGCCGGGGTCTAGAAATAAAGTTTGCAATACTGCCGTAGCACTTTGGACAACATTCCCTGCGGAGTCTTTATAACGCACGGGGACATAAATGTACGCAGGGCTTGATGCCATTGCGGTAGGCGCAGGAAATTGTGCAAATGTGCCACCGTCCGTTGGGTTGCCAATCGTAATGCCTGTTTTAACAATTGCCCCATAACCCGTGCTTGCGCTATCGCCGATACGCCAAGTGTTATTTACAAAGCTACCCGCCGAATCCGTTTGTGCGTCTACAAAGTCAATAGAGCCACCCGCCGCCGTACCGTAGAGCTGTGGGGCAATACCCGTAAATACGGGAGTAGTGCCGCCCGTGCGTGGCACTTGTTGAACAACGGGTGACCATGTGGCAATGAATGTACCCGCCACGGCTGAAGTCGTTGGGTTCGGATTCCAAGAAAGCGGCGCACTCAATGGCGAAAGCTGGTCTTGTGCAATGTCGTTGCCGACTTTAAAAGAAAAATAATATGTATTGGCAGGGATGCTTACATTTCTAAACTGTACCGAAGTCGATGGCGCAAATGGTGTTGAGGACGGATTGTTTTGCGCTCCCCAAAGAACCCAATCCGCATCCGTTGGGGTAGCCGTAACTGTGTAAAACAAGTAAACATTATTTACCCTGCCAACCGCAGGAATTCCGCAATTGACCGTGAAATTTGGCACGGTCGCCGTAGTGTCAATGTTTGTAAATGTTGGTGCTGATATTGCGCTGAAATAAGACGGGCTTGGGAAATTGCTATTGGCTGCGGGTTGATATTCGGTAATATCTTTGTCGTCATAGACTGCGGCGTTGTACTCTGTAAGCTCTAAAGCCGCCCCCAAATTGCCATCAGGCAAGGACGATTCGTTTACTTTTGTGACCCTAAATAATTTGTTATTCCATCCGTATGCGCTATTTGTGACACTAACAATATCACCCGCATTGATTTGGATTCCAACATAAGCGGTACTGATAGAAACAATTAAATCTTCTCTTGCTTGCTCTAGTGTCCGGTTTGCAAGGTAGTACGCTTGCACCGAATCATTAACCAAGTCGTATGTCGTAGAGTATTTATTTACTGGCTCATTTGGGTAAAGCAACCCGCTTGGGGTTTGAATTTGTACATAATCTTGCTGGTCACGGTTTAGCTTGCTTGGAAAGCGAGCCTCAATTTGGTTAATTGATTGGGTAATGTCCGTAACACTTACTCGAATGTCACCAATAATATTGGAGTCATTAAAAGCTAACGCTACCGATTGCGGCTTGTTAATAACTACGCTCCATTGACCACTAGCGGCGTTGTAGCTCATCCATGAGTCGCAAGCGGTCAATATCTTGTCTAGGTTTTCTAAAATTGGTTTGCCAGTGTCTAGCACTCCGTTAATGCGATAGCGTGGTTGTGTGGCGGGATTACCGTCCGAATCCGTGTAAGTAATTAACTCGTCTGAATAAGCGTTTAATGCTGCGGCTGCCGTAGCGTCAATGTATGGGGAATCAATTGCGCCGCCGTATTTACTATTAAATAAGTAATCAAGCCAAACATCACCGGGGCAAGCGTAGCCTTTGTTTACTAAGTATTGTCTTGCGTAAAAGGTAATTGGTTGTAATTGTGTTGTTTCGTTTTCTTCGTTGTAGTGAAGCACGGCAATAGCAAAGGCTGTGCCGTTCATTCTGCGTCCGGTTGTAGTCCACCGCTCTGCGGGATCAATAGTGCCGCCGCTTGGTGGGCTTGCGCCCATTACATCCCACGGATAAAGCGGAGTGTTAATTGGTGTAATTGTTCCGGTTGCGCTTGATGTGTATAGATAAATAAACAAGCTGCCGTTAATCTTTGTGTCTACATTCCCTGCGCCATCCGTAAGACTAATAACCCGTGCGCCATCGCTAGGACTACCACCGCCCGTATTAAAAGTGCAAAGCCTATCTCCGTAATAGAATTTGGTTACATCGAAGCTAAATTGTCCGTTTGTACTAATGCTTGAGATGGCAAGCGTGTACCACATGATCGTTTGTTCTGTTGCCAATACAGCATCAACAAATGAACCGCCAAGGTATGCGTCACCATATACCACGGGAATTCCGTTGGTTGTTGATGGTGGCACTTGCTGCCTTACCCCATTGCTTCGTGAATCTGGGCTATTTAAATCGGGCGCAAACGCTCGACTAACCAACATACTCACCGCAAAGTTAATAGCTACCGCAATAGCTGTCGCCGCTATACTGCCCGCTGCAACATATCCCGCCGCAACCATTGCCGCCGCAATAGTCATGCCGATTGCATAAGCGTCTACTGTGTAAGTAACGGCTAATATCAGGATGGCAAATTTAAGCATCATTGAATCCAGTTCTCGTCTAACTTAGTGAACCCAAACTTATAGTATTTAATGTCTGGACTTGTGACCATTTTGGCTATGGAAAATACCCTAATCCGTCCTTCCTCTTTAAGTTGTTTTCCATAATCAACATATTCTTTAAGCAATCTATAACCTATTGTCGTGTTTCTAAACTCGGGCTTTACATACCACGCAAGCTCATACATTTGCAAAGTCTTATCGCACCAAGCGGTATGAGTAATGATTGCCATAATTAAGCCTTTGCCTTCCTCAATAAATACAACGCCCCTTCCCGCAATGATGTTATCTAATAAGCGATTCCAATAAGGTTCGTTGTCTATATCTTGAAATTGCTCAATGTTACTTTCCGCTCTAAACAACTTCATCATTTCTATAATTTGTGGCTTATCGTATTTTGTCGCTTTACGAATCATGTTTAACCGCCACCGTTGTCATTAGTGGACACTTGACTATTCCCTTCGTTTTGATTTTGTGGGGCTTCCGCTACCGATTGGCTACCACTTAAAGGCTGTGCGCCAAAGTCAAAATAGGTTGAGGCAATCACTGGCACTCTGTCCATGCTTGTGTCGTTGGGGTAAAGAAAATTCCACGATGAGGGGTTGGTTTTTACGCCAGCCACACGATTCATAAGGATTTGCCGCATTGATGAGCAAGAAACATTACAAGTCGCAATGCGTTGCCTTATTTCCATGTTGTAATTTTCGGTAATGCTAACCGATGAAATGATGCCTTGATAACGCTTAAAGAATTGTTGCGTAGGTGTTTGGATAATTTGATTGTCAGCGTCTAAGAATCCACGCCAAACTTCTACGATGCTTCCTTTAATATCCGCAGATAAAACCATGCCTACATTCTGTGCGTCAATACCCGTAAGCGAAATCGTTAAGTCATCACTTGTGGCTTTAATATCCCTTTGAATATCGCCAAGTTGTAATAGGCTACCAAGATTATCAAAGGTCATCCCGCTCACCGTAACCGCTGCCGCTGCGTTTGTATATGTGTAAACAACGCTTGGCATTGTTAACTTAATAAATTCAGCGTGGCGAATTGATGGGCTATCAAGTGCGGTCATTATTGTGGGCATGGCTTTATCCTATGATGTATTCTCTAAATACAAACTCAGAATCCCATTGCACAAACGCACCGTCCGTCATTGGGTTAAGCGTGTAGGTTGGGCACTTTTCCGCAACCATGTTAAATGATACCTCCGTGCCAACTAAAATATCCGTACTAACTGGCGGTGATCCAATTATAGGTCTGTGCAACGGCACGGATACATAACTTGCAGAACCCCTTAAAACATCCGCAGTGACTTTGTAAACATAATTTTGAATTTGTATAAAGTCGCCCGCTTTAAATGCGTATAGGGTAGACGCTACGGTTGGCAACCCTTTGATCTGAATGATTTGTGAATTTGGTGCTGGTACAGCGTTTGTATTTAATGCCGCTATTTGACCGCTTGTAAAATCACCTTGATACAAAACAAACCACTCAAGTTGAGCTGTATTAAAACTTAGATACTCCGGTATTTCTCGGTCAGCGTTGTCGATGCTTTGTATTACATCTCTAACTTGCGGATAGTATAAATATGAATGTGGTTGTACGGTAAACACCCAAGGCACGGCGGTTAAGTATTGAGCTACCCGCATTTGACCGGAGCGGCTTACTTGTTGTCCAACCATCCTTCGGTTATTGATGGACAGGCTTTGCTGTATGTTTAAGATTGTTTGAAAGCTCATGTTCTGCCCCTGCCTACTTGCAATGATTTATTAGCGTATTGATTTGCCGCCCATACAGCGTTGTGGCTACTTAACACTCTATCCTCAAAGGATTTTGTATCTATCGCATCAATGTAATTATTGGTTACATAGGTAGTGCCGCCAAGTGCGCTACCCATATTATTGTTTGGAATAATCGCTCCGCTGCGTCCGGGCACAAACAACTCCGGACCACGCTCGCCAACTAGCGTAGCACCTGTAATCGTGCCACCGTTTGCTGCGCCGCCTAAATTTACAGGAAACGCCATTGCGCCTTCGCCACCAGCGGTTGTGCCTATGCCCGAAACACTTGCGCCACCCAAGCCACCGCCAAATGACCCCATGATTGCGCCGATGCCCATGCGGAACAATTGGCTTGCCCGTATCTTCAATTCAATTTTGATTAAGTCTTTAATGATGCTGCCAGCAAAGTCTTTAAATGAAAATTTGCCGTTTTCTACAAAGTTATCAATTGCCGTAGACATTGCGCCAGTTACCGCTTGAAACATATCCTTAGCCATTGTTGCGTAATTTTCTGAATCTTCTGCGTATTGTTGAAAGGCTCGCTCCCATCCATAGCTAAATGATTTTTGTGTGGCTAGAATATCTATTGTTTGTTCGCCAGTTAAGGTTGCCCACTCATTGCCTAGTTCTTGAATTTTAAGTATTTGCTCATCATACGCAGCAATAATTCTTGGGTCTGCTTCTTTGCTAACGGCTTCTTCCCGCTTGTCTGTAATCTCTTTAATCTTTTTGCTAGTTGCATCCAACACTTCATTAACGGATTCTTGAATTTTTCTTTGGTCGTTAGTCAGAGAGTTCATGTGTTCTCTGGATGAAGCCATTTCGTTAGAGTGTTTTAATTCTCTTTCAAATTCAATAGAATTTAAATTAGCCATGCGAATCATGGCTTGGATTTTCTTTTCTTGCTCTGCCGCTGGGTCTTTACCGGGCGTTACTGTTCTGCGTCCACTTGGGGAATCATCAGTAACCGTTACTGTGCTTAAGGTTGGAATATTGTTTAGACCGTATACATTCTCACGCAAGGCTTCTAGTTCTTTGTTTAATGCGTCAATTTGTTCAAAATATTGTTTTGGGCTGCGACTAAAGGCATTATTAAAAAACAATTCAACTTTTTGAAGTTGTATAGCCAAAGCCCCAGCACCGTACCAAACATCTAGAATAATATTTCTAATGCCGCCAAATACTTTTTCAGCCATGCCGCCTTTGCGGTTTATGGTGTCAAATATTCTATCTAATGTCGGACCAAGTTCTTTTACAAAAATTAAAACTAAATCACGAGACTTTTTCTCTAGTTTGTCTGAAAGGTCTCCGGCTGCTTTAATGCTTGCTGCATAATCATCAAACTCGCCTGTGCCTTCTTTTAATTGATCATTAAAGCCGCCCATGTCAATGTTTCGCATGGCTTTGCCAAACAAATCCATCTTAGTGCCAGCTCTAGTAGCGGAGTCCGATAGCTTAGAAATCCCGTCTACAGACTTATAGAACAATTGTTCTACAGACATTGTTTCCAAGTCTGACAGCGAAACGCCTACAGAGCCAAACGCTTTTTGTAGCTCTAATGAGCCTTTAGCTGCGTTGTCAACAACTTCAGAAAACTTTTGAATCGCTTTGCCAGCTTGATCGTATTTTCCACCAGATTGTTGAAAAGCGTCAGATATTTTTAAAACACTTGCAACGCTTAATTCTGATGCAGCCGCTAAATCCGATATTTGATCAGCTAATTGCAATGCTTTGTAGGTCATGCCCGTAAAAGCCGCAGCACCTATTAAGGCTGCATTTTTTAATAATGGAACTGTATCGCTTGCAAAACTTTTTACACCTTGTTTTGCCCGCTCAATACCTTTTGTAAATTCTGCGCTATCCAGTCCAAGGACTACACCAAGTCGTGCAATCATCGCCATTTTATTTTTCCTTAAATAACTCGCTTGGTGCGTTTGGACTCATCATCGCAAAAGCTAAAAGATTTTGACTAGCTTGCTCCTTCTTGTCTTGTTCTGTTTGTGGCGGGTAAAGATACTCATACGCTTGGGGAATAATAGATTGCAATTTATATGGTGAGCTTCCCTTTGGCAATACCTTATTAAATTGCCCTGCGGTTAGCGTACCCAATACTTCTAATATTCCTAAATTACCAATCACTCCATCGTTATACATAATGCAAATGTCGGTAAAGACTTCTTCATTTATTTTTGATGGGTCAGCACCGTGTGCGGTTAAATATGCTTTTACCTGTCTACGGACTGACCTTATTACTTTCCCTTGGTTTCTTTATAACTAGGTGAAATTGTATCGCTAATTAACTCTAAAAGTTGCATTTGAATCGTAAAAGGAAAAAGTTCCTCAATCATTGAATAAGTAATTGTATTCATGTCAAAGCCTTCTTCCTCTGGCACTAATAGCTTAAACATTTCTAAAATTCTTGTTTCCATTAACAATTTGTTTTTAGCGGTTTCACGCAATGACCTACCTTTTACAATTACATCTGTTTCAGTAAATTCTATGTCTTTGGTTTTATCTAAAATGTCTGATTTGTTATCGGTAAATTCTTTGGTTAACTCTGCATAATATTCATTTAGCTTAACTTCATCTAAATTATTGGTGCGTTCAGAGATTGCATCCGTTTCAACGGTAAGCGGCACTTTAACTTTAAAAGTATGCCCATTGAATTCAAATTTGCGGGTTCTTAACGCTTCTTTGTTAAGTTCAAATTTATCGCCTAGTGCTTTTGAAAAGTTATTCATATCTTTACCTTTGTAGCTTGTCTTGCCTTGTATTTTTCGAGAGCATTACCAAGTGTCCTACCTAAATCGTTAGTAATACCGTTGCTGTTGCTTTCTAGTGCTGGTCGTAAAAAAGGTTTGGCAGATACTTTTGCCGTGCCAAATTCCATAGCCGTTGCCCGTGCATCACTTTTTATTCCTACTTGTTTTGTGCTAGTGCGTTGGTTTTGGAATTTAGTTTTAGCGAGCTTTTTGCCCGGTGCTGTCGTAATGGCTGCAATGGCTACATCCGTCTGCGAAATGTATTTAGAGCGTCTATCTTTGCTTGTTGGCTTTCTTGCCTCAATTTGCAAAGATGCTTGCAATGCTCCAGTATCAACGGGCGCACGGCTTTTAGCATCAGCTAAAGCGGAACGCAAAGACATTCTCGCCGCTGATACCATTATTTTTTGTGCGTCTTTGTAGCCAAAGTCATCAGCTATTTTTGTAGCCAATTCTTCAAACTCTTTAAAGCCTTGGAATTGGACATTAACTGATGTTGCCATTGCCATCACCCTTGATTAGCTTGTGATAGATGCTGTTGTTTAGCTTAATGACATAATCAATAATCTCATCAGGACTCATCTTATCCGCATGGTTAGCGGCTATTGAGTGAGCGAGATTGATTCCCGTGATGCGTTGTTGTCCAAAGCCAAACCAATTCTTTGTTCCTGAATTGGCTTGGTTAATTAGATAGTTGAGTAGTTCTTGATTATTTTGTATTGTCGTATTCATATTTTATTATTCAGCTTGAGTGACTTGTTTTTTAGGCGTTGGCACAAAAGGATTGTACTTTGCTAAGTAGCCTAGACACACCGCTTCTACGCTGTCTGGCTCTGCCGCTTTTAGCGCAGCGTTTACCTCTGCGGCATCCACAACGCAACCCTGAGCCACAAGGTCAAGCGATTGGTATGTGGTAGCCAATGTTTCGATTGCGGCTTTTAGGGTCATGTGTTGTTACTCCAACCATATTGATTGCCACGGGGATGAACCGTAAAAACGCATTTAGCTTCAGCACCGGGTTGAGCGTCAATCTGGAATTGAGAAACTCGACCATTAAACGCATAGGCAATAGTGTTTGCACCATCAACGGCGGCAATGACAAAGGTGCGATCAATCACACCGGAGTAAGCATCGCCACGGATCAAAAGCAAACTTGCATCGCTTGGATTCCACGGTGCTGTAATAGTCAATGATGTTGGTGCTGATTGCGTTGGGATTTTGTCTGACTGCCGACTTCCTGCAACGGAAAAGTTAGCCATTGCGTCATCTTGACCAAATGCGGGTACAGCTTCCACATTAACCGCCACGCCTGAACCGCCAGTTCCGTTTGCAACCGTGCCAACAATCGTAGCAACTTGCGCTGTCCATACGGACAGGTTAGCCGTAGTAAATGCGGTTGGTGTTGCGCCGCTTTGCATCCACAAGGACGCAGAAAAGCCGGGTAATACTTTGTTTGGGAGAGCCATGATAAACCTCTATGCGTTGTTAGACCAACCGTATTGGTTGCCCCGTGGGTGGATAGTAAAAACACATTTAGCTTCCGCACCGGGTTGTGCATCAATTTGGAATTGCGAAACACGCCCGTTAAATGCGTAGTAAACAATATTTGCGCCATCGGTTGCGCTAATAACAAAGGTGCGGTCTACAACGCCAGAATAAGCATCGCCACGAATAAGCAACAACTCAGCGTCCGATGGATTCCAAGGTGCTGTAATGGTTAGGCTAGTTGGTGCGGATTGAGTAGGAATCTTATCCGATTGGCGGCTACCCGCAATACTAAAGTTAGCCATTGCATCGTCTTGCCCAAAAGCGGGGACGGCTTCTACATTGACTAAGTTGCCGCTAACCGCAATCGGCGCAACGCTTGCGACCAAAGACAATTCGGTTACGGTTAATGGCGTGGGCGTTGCCGATGGTTGCATATAGAGTGCCGCACTAAAGCCGGGTAGCACTTTGTTTGGGAGAGCCATGTTCGTTCCTTGATAAGTTAAATGATTTCTATATTATGTTGGAATGTCCAAGGTGCAATCCAAAATTACTTGCTGCAACCCGATTTCGTTGTCGTATGTGTTGTAAAGCCAATCTACATCAGCTTTACTTATGTAAAAGCCATTTGCACCGCCAAATTGACCGCTGTAGCCATGTAGCGATTGTAATATCGTATTGCTCAAATTCATAGCATCTTCAAAAGACTGAGCAAAGATTGATATTTGAAATATTGGTCTATCAATCCCTTTGTTGTTTTGGTTCGTTCCCGTGTAGACAGGTTGGTGGACATTACGCAAATTCCAAGTTAAGAATTTAGGCTGTGTAGCGTAATTCCGGTTAAAGTTTGCATAGACGGGCACGGGCGTAACAATGCTTGCCAATTGGTTTTGGATAGCTTTTGCATAATTGGCGGGATTGTTTTGACTCATACTGGTGTCACCGGATCGTTGCGATAACAAGTAAAAGTAATGCTCATGCGGTCATCACTCTCAAAACAATCAACAATGCGCCAATCGTAATCACGCCAAGTCAATGAAAATAAGTTTTGCTCGTCCACAATTTGCTTCATGTTTGGAGTGTATTGAAATGTCAATGTGACCAAATCACTATAAACACGATAACGCTCGGATATACGGACATTGTTGCGTACATCTTTTACTACGCCACGGGTAATAAACCATTCCGTGATGGTCGTAGTTTGCTCACCGTACAGGTTTATCCCGTTCGTGACATTGTTGACCACTACATTCTCATAGCGGGCAATAGCCATTTACAGCACCAATGGTTTATATGGGCGCAATAAAGTTGCCACGCCAAAAGGAATGTCGTGCAAAATGCCAGTGGTTGTGTTGCTACGGTTGTTATAAATGTGCGTTAAAAGCATCAATCCCGCTTGTTTAATAACCGGATATTGAGCAATTGGATTGGCGTTACAAGTGTAGGTAACTACAATTGGATTCGTGTTGTAGTTGTTAATGCTTTCGGGCAATCCGGTAACGACTACTTTATTGCCCGTTGGGTCATAGTAATAAGTTGAGCTTGCTACCGCAACCAATACGGGCGGTGTCGCTCCGTTATAGTATTGTACGGAGTTAATTGTTACTCCCGCCTGTCCTTGAAACGCTTGCGACACTTCGGGTAGGTCTAGACTTATTTGTGTGCCACCCATGCCATTAAAAGTGCCGTAATAGCATTTATAAGTGACGGGGAATATGGACATACCGAGGTAGTCCTCAATCGCCATGCGGGTCGCTAACTCAATGCTGCTCAAATAACTGTCTTGGCTTTCATCTTGAAACAGGTTTAATTGCTGCGTAATTTCTTCAAGCGTTAGCCATTCCGTAACAATGTCACGGCTAACCTGTTCAACTTTTTCGTAGTTAAACGGGTTGCGGTTAGTGCCTAAATATGGATTGCCGCTTTCGACAGGCATAATTTAATCCTTAAACACCAACCAGACGGACACCCGCAAACACATCACGAATCGTAGAGCAAACACGCTTTTCGGCAAATAGGTAAATAAAGCCCGGCGATGTTTGGTCAAAACGCTTAATGCTCATAATTTCATTGTCGGCAATAGTAAAGAAATTGCTCCACTCCGCAAGGTAGACAGGATATTTGCCCACGCCGCTAATATCCATGTATGGGTTAGGAATAACACGGTGTCCAAAAATGTAAAGCACTGCACCACCTTCATCGCTACCAATTTCAATAAAATGGTTGCTGCTACCGGATGCTTTAAGTTTACGCAATACACCAATTGTTGTTGGGTGCATCATCCATGCGGTTGTTTCTTTGTACAAAAATTGCGATGGCAATGCGGCTTGCAAGTTTGCCAAATCATCGTAAGCAACCGCTTGATGTGCCGCTTGTTGTACTTGCAACATTGTGTGCAAGCCGTTAGTAATTGCCGAGCCGCTAGTACCAAAGGATGCGGTGCTTGTGCTTCCTGCGTAGCTGTTAAGCCCACGCAAGCCGCTAGTTGCGCCGTAGTTAACCGTGGTCGATCCCGCTTGGTCGCTGTTAAACATCATAGAAAGGGCTTCTTGCTGTGCAAATTCAAGCATCAAGTCAGAAACCAAGGCTTCTTCTAGCCCGTTAATATCGGACATTACCGCCGTGCGTACAGGCACACCAGCGTTTAGCGAGCGCACCGGAAGTTGCCAAAATGATGTAGCAATGTTTGGTGAACCCGTGTTGTTGTTTACCGGATAACCCCAAGGGTTGTTTGTGCTGTTTTCAATTAGGGTAGCGTTACCCGTTTTGACTACAAACGCTTGGTCTGACCCAATGGTATCAATAACTCGTGAGCCATCACGAAGCGGATTGTGTTCACGCTTTGGGGCAAAGGCATCATCGTAAATGACTCGTCCACCAACATCCGAACCCGACCCAGTTAGCGCAGATGCTTCTTTTAAATTAACGGTTGCGCTGCCTTCAAGCAGGGCTTTTTTTACGGATTCAAGAATTAGGCTCATAGTCATTCCAAAAAATTAGTTAAGCAAAGAGGGGAGCTTTTACACCCCCCTCAATTTACTTAGGTTGCAGTGCCAGTCGAGCGGTAACGGATGATTGCGAACGGATCGACAACCGAAGTTGCCAGACGCTTCTCACCGTAGAAAGTGATGAAGCCGGGCAATGTCTGATCGTATCTACGCAGAATCATGTTTAGACGATCAACGATGGTAAATCCTTTCTGGAAGTCACCAAAGTACATTGGATATAGGCTGCTTGTGCCAGCTGAACCCGTTGTGGCTTGCGATGGATTGTCAAGGTACTTGTTAACAACAACATCAAAGCCAAGCAACGAACCAACGATGCCATCAGCACGGGCTAGACCGTCTACATAGATTGGTCGACCTTGATCATCTACCAATCCACGAATTTGCTGAAGCAATACTGGATTTACAACAAAGCAAGCCGTTGATGTCCAATACTGCTGTGGCAAACTGTAAATGAAATTTACAACATCTTTGTACTTGATGTTAGCCGCACCAACGGTGTTGGCGTTAGTAGTGATTTGGTCATAAGTTGCCAAGCTATGCAAGCCGCTTGATGAACCTGTGCCGCTTGTACCAAACGCTGCGGTAGAGATTGTGCCACCTGCGTAAGTAGCATTAGCACCCGCATATTGGTCAAGACCACGCAGACCATTAGTGCCGCCGTATGGGTTTGTGCCCGATTGTGCGGCTTGGTCGTTGTTTTGAATCATTGACAGAGCTTCGGATTGGCTGAATTCTGCCAACATATCGCTCACGACATTCGCTTCTAGACCGTCGATGTCATCAAGTGCGGCTGTACGGATTGGGAATTGGACATTCAAATCTTGCAAGGTAAGTTGCCAGATGTTTGTGTTCTCAGTAGTATCTGCGCCGTTATTTTGAATTGCATATCCCCACGCTGCACCTGCGTTGCCAACCTTTGCACGAAACATATAGGTTGCGCCATCGGTTGCTACTGAACGGGCAACGCCACGCATAGGATTAAGCAAACGCAAAGGTGCAAATACTGGATCGTAAGCTGTGCGTCCACCAATACCTGCACCGCCGCCTGTCAATGCCGAGGCTTCCTTCATGTACGCATCGTATTGGCTTTCGTCAGCAAACATTGAAAGTTCTTTTTGAACCTTTGCACCGGACTTATAAAAGTCACGGATTTGTTCTTTAACGGAACGGTTAACTTCTTGTGCGATTGTTTTGTAGGTCTTGATAACAGGCACGGCTGAAACGGAAGAAACTTTCGCCTCTAGTGCTGCTACCTTTTCCTCGAACGAAACCTTGGCTTCTTCGATTGCGGCTACTGCTTGGGCTTTAACTTCGTCAATCTTAGCGGCATTTGATGCTTCGATTGCGTCAAGTTTTTCAATGATTTTTTCTGACATGATAATTCCTTAAAATCGTTTGGAGAGTGCCTTCAACAATTCTCTTTCCTCAAGGGCTTTTAGAATTGCATCGGCTTCATTGACCACCGCATCAGGCTCACCCTGCTTTGGGGCTTCCTCAATAGTCTTAGTAGCATCACGCTGTTCTAATACTTTTTTGAGGACAGAAGATGCGGTGGTCGCATCTTTGCGGGACAGCCCTGCATCACGCAAGACTTTCTCGATGGTTCGTGGATTTGCGTTACCGTCAGCGTCAAAGTATTCAAGTTGATGAATATTCGCTTCGGGATTGTTCGGGTACATAACTACCGAAATCTCACGCAAGCCACCTTTTGTAATTTGGAAATAAGCATCTTGCTCATCGTCCATTGCATCCATATCAAATTCTTCGCCCATTGCATTGACATAGCGAGCCTCGTCAGCGTAAGCACCAACGGAAACGCCGCCAAACATATTTGGGGATTCTTTAAGAACGGAATATAAATCCGAGCCAGCTACCGTGTTGAGATATAGTTTGCCGCTTGCCGACATTCCATCTTCATCAAATGTGACATTGTTCCATTCACCAACAGGCATACCCATGTCGTTGTGGTTGAGAAACATTGGCATAGGTTTTCCAGAGCTTGCAAATTCATCTGCCCATTGTGCGAAGCCTTCGGGCTGATAGTTAAACTTGCGACCATCTGCGCCTTCCCTTGCGCCCCATGTAGTCACACGGGCTTCAATTTTGCCGCTAGGGTTGTTGGCTTCGTCTGCGGTTTGTCCAAGTTTGACTTGTGCTTCGCAGACTAGAGTGATGTTTTTCATTTATTGCCCCAAGTAAAATGGACTGATTGTTGTCTTGTATTTTGGGAGCAACCACTTTTTTGGGTAGTTTAACATCAGGCTGTTTAATTTGTGAAGATAACAATACACAAATTTTATTGTCTATGCCCATTAAGTTGTCCCGATATTCATTTTGCGCTTTTGATTGCCACCGCCGCCGCCCGTATCTTGAGGTGATGCGCCCGTCATTGGCTCTTGTTTTTTGCCGCTAATTAACTCGTCATGCCCGTCTATTTTGGGCATATTTAGGTATTCCCGTGCTTCGTTTGCGGACATAATCCCCGCATTTACGCCTTGCGTGACAAAGTTAATTTGATCTAACGCTGCGCCTTTTAGGAAGTCTTTGGTATCAAAACGGACGCACAAGTTGGGGTAGCCCTTAAACAAATGGTAGTTTAATTTTTGCTCAATATTGATAATCATCGGGTACATGGTGGCTTTGTAAAATTCGTCCATCATGGTTTGCGTGTTGTTGTATTTTTGGTCTGCAATACCAATCATTGCGGGCGGCACACCAAACAAACCACAAATACGCTTCATGGTTTGATTTTTTAATTCTTGGGTTTGCGTGTCTTGCAGGGTTAACATATCCAAGGGTTGATATTTCATACCTTGATCTAGCAACATCCCTTGTCCGGGCTTACTTAGGTCAGTCTGTCGGCTACCCGTCATACTCGACCATGCTTCTTTAAGTCGGCTTGCGATTTCTTTGTACTTAGCATCGGGAATAACTTGCTCAGTCACAAACATACCGGACGGTTTTGCGCCGTTTTGCATAACAAAGTTTGCGTAGAGGTCAATGTCTTGATCTAATGCAACCAGTTCCGTAGCTAGGATTCCTTTGTTGAATCCGCTTGAACCCTGCCAAGCCGCTTCCTTAATGTGGCAAACTTGATGGGCTGATAGCGGTTCATCTTTGTTAAATCCGTAGGATGGCGTACTAAGTGAGTATGCAGGGTATCGGGTTTCTGTAAGCCGTGCAGTAATCAATGTTGAATCAAGGTTATACATCTCAATTGGCGTTTGCATTGAGTCTTGTTGGTCTTTGCGCCACCAAAGCGTAAAAGTTTCACCCGCCAAGTCTTGCCACATTGACCATTGATACCAAAATTCGTATTGGCTCTCAAAATGGTTTGGGTTTCGCAATAGGTTAAGCACTTGCTTGGCTTTAGCCTTATCCCGTGCGCCCACTTTGTCAGATTGCAGGGCATCAACAAAAGTTCCATCGTCTTGCTTCGTCATTATGCTAATTGGTAGCTGCGCCAATGCACGGGCTTTTACGCCAACTGCCGCCATAACCGTACTATTACGGCTTAACATAGACATATCAACAACACGACCTGCCGTGGTGGTGCTGCTAGTCGTTACATATAAAAGTTGTTGGCTAACGGTTTGTCTACCGCCTTGCCCTTGATATATGACATTATTACCTAGTTGGGTTTGACCAAATAGAGTATTTGCTTCATTTTGAGCTTTTGGTTTGCTCTTAAATCTGTCAAAAATACCCATTTTTCGCCCCAATTATTTAATTAAAAACTTCTAAATCCAAACGAATTGCTTACATACGGGTTGTCTAAGCTGCAATGTGACGCAATTATTAGTGCAATAATACCATCAACCTTGGCGGATTTGTCAGCTTCGTTTTTACGCACTTTGATATTTCCGTTTACGTCCTCGTAAACCTCGCAATTGCCTAGTTGCCAACCAACAAAAGGATTACCGTCATGCTTAATTTGATGATTAAGGATTAACTTTTCTATATATTTTGATGGATTGGAAAGGGTAGCCATGCCTTGTCCCACCTTCTTAACTGGTATGCCATCATCATGCAAACGGGCAACAAGTGACGCAGCATTATAGGCATCATAGCCAACCTCTTTAACATCGTAGAGGCTACATTGCTGTTTGATATATTCGCTAATCTCACGGTCATCCATGACATTGCCTTCGGTCAGCTTTAATATGCCGCTTTTTACCGCTACCCTAAAAATATCTGCATAGTGTTTAGGGATTAGGTCATAACCAGCTTCAGGCAAAAAGAATTGCCAATGGGCTTCGTAATCTAGTTCGCCATAGCGTTTAAGTGTGCAAACCGCATTTAAGTCACGGGTAGCCGCTAAGTCAAAACCAATAAATACGGCTTCAGGTTGACGGTCTTGCTGCACCGAAATAGCTTTTTTGTCATCCCAATATGCACGGTCTACCCATGCGCTGTTGGCAGATACAAAAATATTCAGCGTTTTACATAGGAATTCGTTTAGGGCTGCGGGTTTGTGTTTGGCTTCTTCTGCCCGTTGAGCAATGGCTTCTTCAAAAACTGAGATGCCGTGCATGGGGTTAGCCTTTGCCCAATTAACGGGGTCACGCCAATCATCTTGTGGGTCTAAACCGTATAGCAAGCCAAACCACTTGGGGTTGTCAGTAGCCTCGCCATAAAGCATGGACTGAAACATAGACAGGTCTTCGTAAAACTTTGTCTCTTTGGTAAACGATGCCGTGGTTATGTAGATACGCAAAGGGTTTTGTCTGGCTACCATACCGGAATGCAAAACCTCAACACTGTTGCGGTCAAGAATCTGTGCGGCTTCGTCCACAATAACGCACGATGGGTTTTTACCGTCACCCGTTTTTTTTGTGTCTCGGCTCAGTGCTTTAAACATTGATTGAGCGTCCCCGACTTTTTTAATCTCGTATTTGGATTGATTAAACAAGCGGCTAAATTGCTGGGGCATATTGTCAATAAACCCTTTGGCTGCATCAAAGACAATTGTTGCCTGTTCCCTGTTGGTGGCTAAGGTAAAGACTTCAGCACCCGCCTCGCCACACGCAAGCTCATACAAGGCAATTACAGCGGTAAGGGTGGACTTTCCCGCCTTGCGTGGAATGTAGAGAATTACATCCGACACCATGCGCCTGTGCCTGTCTTTTTTATTTCTAAAGCCGTATATAGCGCAGATAAAGAATACTTGAAAAGGCTCAAGCTCAATAGGCTGCCCAGCTTGCGGACCTTTTGTGTGCCGTAGGTGGTTGGCAAAGTCTAGGATGTGCTGCGGGTAGTCTTCATCAAATACCCATTGCCAATCGTTGTTCTCGTATTGATTGAGAAAACGCTGACAAGCCAAGCGCACGTCACGGCAGACGTTGATGTTTCCAACCGCTACCTGTTTTGCATAGACAACACCATCTTGCCAGTTCACCCTTTCGGACCTCGTAGGAATTTGGCAACATCATCATCTTCGGACGCTTTGTTTAGGCTCAGTCTGCCCCGTGGGGTTAAGCCTAGTTCATTCATCAATTGAATGATAAGCGTGGTGGTTTTGTTGCGTACCAATAGAAATGGACTAGCCCCAATGTTTTGACCGCCGTTGTACTTCGTAACAATGCCTGTCTTTTTTAAACCGATGGTGCACTTAACATAAGTTTCAATATGGTCAGCCAGCATGGAAAGCGTGTGCTTGTCTTGGTCGCTACCGATGCCGTAGACCTCAAACAAAAACTCAGCGGTCTCGGCAATAAATTGGTCTTTGTCCCAATCCTCGGGGTTGTCCAACCAGTCGGCTTTAGGAATTCGTTTTTTTATTGAGTCGGGAATTGTCGCTAAGTTCTGCGTGGACTTGCCACGAGGCTTTGTGCCATCAATCAAATGGAGTTCGGGCGGTTTTTTGTTCATGGGCGGAGTATAAATACTAAACCCCCCTTTGGTCAAATTACTTTGCCCCTTTTTGTG